GCGGGTAAGTATGTCCTGGATCGGTTGAAGTCAATTACAGTTGATCGACCAGTATTGAATCCAAACTCGACACAATTTGGTGCCGGGATCAGAGAAGGTCAAAACGCTATTGTTCGTCAGATCATGGAACAACTGTCGTTGGCTGAAAATAAAAGAAAATAAAATAGGAGAGTAAAGTGAGCGAAGAAGAAACTTTAATAGATGACACTCCAGTAGAGGAAGCAGCAACTGAAGAAGTTGTTGAGTCCCCTGTAGTAGAAGCAACAGCCGATGATGGTGAACGACCAGAGTGGCTTAAAGAAAAATACAAGACAGTTGAGGACCAGGCTAAAGCTTATAACGATGCTGAAAAAAAGCTTGGAGGTTTCGCTGGATCGCCAGAAGGCGAATACGAAATGAACGTGCCAGAAGGTGTAAGTGGTGAATTTGATATGGAAGATCCGCGTATCGAATGGTTCCAGAATGCAGCAAAAGAATCCAACATGAGTCAAGAAACCTTTGATCAGATGCTAGGTGGCTTTGTGAAGATGGAGCAAGAAGCCAATGATCCAGAAGCAGCAAAGAACATTGAACTCCAGGCATTAGGTAAGAATGCCAGTGCCAGGCTAACAGACCTGGGTGATTGGGGTAAAGGTAATCTAACTGCAGATGAATACGAAGGCTTTAAAGGTTTAGCAACAACGGCCCAGGGTGTAAGTGTCCTGGAAGCTTTAATTGCTAAAACAGCTGAAGGCAAAATGCCAACAGCCAATACTGTTAGAGCACCTTCAATAACACAAGCAGCATTGGACGATATGATTAAAGATCCACAGTATAAAGAATCAGCAGCGTTCCGAGCCGAGGTCAAGCAGAAATTCCATGACCTCTATGGAGAATAAGTTGAATAAAAAAAAACCCTGGGCCTGGCAGAGTGGCTGGTTATGTGCAAAAGATAATAAGCCCCACGATATTATCTATGGCCCGGAAGAAACAATCAAACAATACAACGAAGGATATAAAGCTTATACAGAGTTCTCCCAGGTTCACTCCCAATCTAATGAGGTTTAATTGGCTCTCCGCTTATTTCTCCGGCTTCATTAGATAAATAGTGGGATTGGTTGCCCTAAGTAACCACTTTTAAAGATACAAATTGTTGCATAAGATATTAAATGTAGCGTACAATCAGAGAAAATCCAACCATTGGACACTTCTTTATAGAACCCAGCCAGGAAGGACTCGGCCCGCAATAGTGGACACCCGGCAAAAGGTAATATTAATCTAACTATAAAGGAGGACTTATGTCCGCAAATCTATCATCCGCTGCGCAGCAGCTATTCGACAGCGAAGTGAAGCATGTGTTTCAATCAGCTGGCGGTTTAAAAGACACAGTCACTAATCGTAACGACGTTATCGGTGACATTTATAAATTTAGAGCAATGGGTAAGGGCGTAGCAAATCAGAAGAACACTTCTGCTGATGTAGTTGCTATGGGTATCTCTCATTCATTGATCAACTGTACTTTACAAAACTGGAACGCTCCAGAGTACACTGACATCTTTGACGCTAAAGAAGTTAATTTTGACGAAAAGACGGAGCTACAGACTACAATTGCTGGTGCTCTTGGCCGTCGTCGTGATCAGCTTATTTTAGATGCAATGGATGCAGCAACTGCGGGCACAGTAATTGCTCATGGTTCTGCTGGTTTAACACTTGCCAAGCTTATAACAGCTTCAAAATCTCTGACTGATAAAGGAGTACCTGGTAGCGATCGACATATCGCAGTATCAGCAGCTGGTCTTGAAGATCTATTAAGCGTAACTCAAGTACAAAGTTCAGACTATAACTCAGTCCGTTCTTTAGTATCTGGTGAGCTTGATACATTCATGGGCTTCAAATTCCACGTTATTGAAACACGCGCGGAAGGCGGACTTGATATTGCATCAAATGTTCGTGAAGGTTTTGCTTGGCACTCTTCAGCAATAGGTCTTGCAACAGGAATGGAAATCACAGCGAAAGTTGATTGGGTTCCACAGAAAACTTCATGGCTGTGTAACGGCATGATGAAAGCTGGTTCTGTTGTTCGTGATGCACATGGACTTGTATCTATCTTCTGGCAAGAGTAATTAAGTTATAAATAAATGGTAGTATTCCAATCGCGGAGTGCTGCCATTTTTTTTAAGGAATAAATTATGGCAACATCAATTGAGGTATGTTCTAACGCATTAAATTTGATAGGTCATAGCTCAATCGCTTCTTTTACAGATGGTGGAGCTGGAGCCAATATTGCAGATGCTTTATATGAAACAACGTATAAAGATCTGTTATCACAACATCGATGGCGCTGGGCGTCAGCTAAAGTTGGCTTATCACAATTAGTAGCAACTCCAGTTAATACCTGGGGCTATGCTTATCAACTTCCAGCAAACTATATTATTGCTACATCTATTTATCCAAGCATGGACTATGAGATCTATGAGGATAAGCTTTACACAAATTCACAAACAGTAGATCTGGACTATGTATATCACGCTCCAGAATCTGAAATGCCCGCTTACTTTCAAAGAGTTTTAGAGTTTATGTTAGCTTCAGTATTTGCTATTGCAATCACTGATAACTCCTCTAAGGCTGAAGAGTATCGTCGTATGTTTGACTACAACCTAAGAAGAGCTAGGTTTACAGATTCACAATCTCGACCAACTAGAGCTATTGTTGACTCACCATTTATTGAGGCCCGCCAGTAATGCCAAAGGTTATTACGCTGCAAACTTCTTTTAATTCTGGTGTTCTTGATCCAAGGCTTGCTGCCAGGACAGATCTTAAACAATTCTACCAGGGCGCTGCAGTAGCAGAAAACGTAGTAACTATGCCACAAGGTGGTATTAAAAGACGACCAGGGTTTAAATATATTGCTGCCACTGCTGGAAATACTGAAGCCAGATTAGCGTCATTTGCTTTTAATGTTGAACAAACTTATCTAATGGTTTTTACCAACAACAGTGTAGCGGTTTATAAAGATGGAGTTCACCAGGCTAATGTAACAACAACTTACACAACAGCGCAGCTCTTTGATTTACAGTGGACGCAATCAGCAGACACAATGATCTTAGTCCATGAAGCTCATGCGCCAAGAAAATTGGTTCGTGGATCAAGTCATACCTCATGGACCATATCAGACATCACTTTAAAAAATATCCCTCAATTTGACTATGAAGGAAAATCAACTAACTTAAACGGAGCATTAAACGATTCAGCCACAACAATTACAGTAAATAGCACTACTGGGTTTCCTAGCGCTGGAAAGATATATGTTGAACTTGAGCTAGTTAGTTACACTGGCAAAAGTAGTACAACTTTTACTGGCTGCACTAGGGCTCAAAATGACACAACAGCAGTAGCTCACGAGGATGATAAGACTGTAACAACTGCTGAAGATGTATGGGCGAATGCTAAAGGCTGGCCCAAAAGTGCTACTTTCTACCAGGGACGTTTATGGTTTGGTGGATCAACAAAAAGACCACAAACTTTGTGGGGATCTAAAACAAATGATTTTTTTAATTTTGATGATGGCACTGCTTTAGATGATGAGGGTATAGATGTAACTTTAGATACTGATCAAGTTAATGCGATTACTTCCGTTTATGCTGGTCGTCACTTACAAATCTTTACAACTGGTGGTGAATTTTCTATTAAAGATATTCCTATTACTCCAGCTAAAGTTGCAGTAAGACGTGAAACACAATTTGGATCAAGCAAGATCCCACCAAAAAATATTGATGGATCTGTCATATATGTAGATCGAACTGGTAAGTCAGTAAGAGAATTTATATTTGACTTTAATGAAGATGCTTATACCTCCGGGACAGTTTCATTGCTTGCTTCCCATTTACTCAATTCTCCGGTCGATATGGATGTTTCTAGGGGTACAGCTAACGACGATGCAAACTACGTTTATTTCGTTAATGGTGACGGCACAGTAGCTGTATTTAATTCTTTAAGAGCACAAGAGGTAAGTGGTTGGACAAAATGGACTACAGCTGGAGAAATTGAATCTGTAGCAGTTGTTGTTGATGATGTTTTTTTTGTAGTTAAACGCACAATCGGTGGATCAGTAGTTCGCTTTATAGAAAAGTTAGATACCACTTCTTTTACCGATGCAAATAAAACTGTCACATTAGGATCGGCTGGAACTGCTGTATCTGGATTGGCTCATTTAAATGGTCAATTATGTCGTATTAGAGTGGATGGCGAAGTTAGAGCAAGTTTAACTCCATCAAGTGCAGCAATCACCTTGGCACAATCTGGAACTGTTGTTGAAGTAGGTTTAAATTACACAACCACAATTAAAACTATGCCACTCAATATGGACTTTGACGATGGACCAACATTAACCAGGAAGAAACGAATTGTAAAAGTGGTACCAAATGTCTATCAATCTTTAGGAATTAGTATTAATGGAGATCGCTTTATAGATCGTAACTTTGGCTTATCTTTAAACAGTCCGCCAACTGCTTTTACAGGATTAAAAGAAATGTATTTATTAGGCTGGACCGATTTGGCCCAGGTCACAATTACACAAACAGATCCAACCCCCATGACCATCTTAGGGTTGGCAATAGAGGTGGAAGCATAATGGGAATGTTAATGGCGGTTATGAGTGCTGCTCAAAGTGTTAATGCTGGTAGAGCAAAAGAAGCAGCATTTAAAAGAGATGCAGAACGAGAAAGCTTTGCAGCAAAAGACAAAGAGATCGCAAGAAAGAAACGATTAGTCGCAGCTTTAGCAACTCAAAACGCAGTTAGAGGAGCTCAAGGCGTGGCAGCCTTTGAAGGATCATCTCTTAATATGATGAACCAGGATGTTGACACGTTTGAATACGATCAAGATATGGGCGCAGCTAATC